GCGAAGGCGGACCTGCCTTCCGTGGCGGTGGGTGACGTGCTGACGGTAGACGGCAGGAACTACCCGGTGCGCTCGGTTGACGTAAACGATTGGGATCCGATCGCGGTCCTGCATTTGAACAACCCGTAAACATAGGAGCAATCATGGCGTCCACCGCAATTTCCGCACAAGGCACCATCGTCCAAATCGCCACTGGCACCGGAGGCGCGAAGACCATCACCGCAGTATCCGTCGGCTACCCGGCCATTGTCACCTCGTCCGCTCACGGGCTATCGAACGGGGATGTGGTCACCATCGCGTCGGTTACCGGCACGATGGCGACGGCGATCAACGTGGCGGGTTGGGTTGTGCTGTTCAAGACGACCAACACGTTCGCGATCAATCTCGACACGACCGGCTTGACGTACACGTCCGGCGGGACGGCAACGCCGGCGACGTACACGGCAATTGCCAACATCGTGAACTTCAGCGAATTCGAGAGCGGATCGGCGGCGGAAAAGGAAGTCACCAACCTTTCCAGCACGGCCAAAGAGTTCCGGCTTGGCCTCGTCGACAATGGCTCGTTCTCCATGCAGGTTCACCATAGCAACGCCGATGCCGGCCAGGCCGCCGCGCAAGCACGTCGAATCGACGGCGCCGCGGTCAACATGAAGGTTATCCTGCCTTCAGGCACGACGCCGACCGCCTCGTTCAGTGGACTCATCAAGAAGTTTTCCAAGAGCGGCGCGGTCGACGATGTTGTGAACGGGGCCATTGATGTCCGCGTGAACGGCGCGATCACCTGGTCCTAACCTGGGGGAAGCATGAAATACGGAACCCGCGCCGCCCTGCAGGGGGCGGTGCGCAAGACGGTCGAGGTGGAGGTGCCCGAGCTTGGCGCCAGCTTCCTCCTGCGCGAGATGTCCGGCACAGAGCGGGACAAGTTCGAGGCCGGCGCCATTACTACCAAGATGAGCGAGGACGGCAAGACCAGTGTGCGCGAACTCAACACGCTTTACCTGCGCGCGCGCCTCGTATCCATGTGCCTTGTGGGCGATGACGGGGTGCGGCTGTATGCCGACGACGAGGTCGAGCAACTATCGGACGGCGTGCCGGCGGCGATCATCGCCAAGTTGTTCATCAAGGCGCAGGAGCTGAACGGCCTTGACGGGATGGCAGCGGAGAATGCCGCAAAAAACTCCGAGAGCGCGGCGACCGGCGCTTCCGGTTCCGCCTAGCCCTGGCACTCGGGAAGACGGTCGCGCAGTTGTCCGATGAGATCGGCAGCAGCGAGTTAACGGAATGGATGGCGTTTTTCGACATCGAGCCATTCGGCAGCCTTATCGACGACATTCGAGCCGGAGTGGGGCCGGCAGTAGCGATTAACAGCAAACGCGAAAAGGGGGCGGAAACCGTGGGACCGTTGCACTTCTTCCCCTGGCATAAACCGCCGGTTGAGCCGATCCCCGCCGACACTGCCGAGACGCGGGCCGCCGCGATCCGCGCGCTGCTGCAGGGCGCCGCGCCGAAGGTCGACTGATGGCCGACGTCCCCGCCATCCGCATTACCGCCGTCGACCAGGCGTCGGCGGTCATCAATCAAGTTAGCCGCTCGCTCGGCGGCTTTGCCGCGCAGATCCTGTCGGTGGCTGCGGTGACGGAATCGCTGCGCCGGTCGCTCGACCTGGGCGACGAACTCAAGCGGATGCAGGACACGCTCGGGCTGTCGATCGGCAAGCTCGATCAGCTTTCCATTGTCGCCAAGCTGAACGGCGCCTCGCTCGACGACATGGCCAAGGGATTCAAGTTCCTCGGCAGCTCCATGATCGAGGCGCAGACCTCGTCGTCGCAGTCGGCCAGGCTGTTCTCGGCGCTCGGCGTATCGGTCAAGGATGCGTCAGGGAACCTGCGCGGCGTTGACGCGGTCATGGGCGACACTGCCAAGGCGCTCTCGTCGATCGAGAATGAGACGGTGCGCGCGGCGGTCGGGACGGCCATCTTCGGGAAGTCCTACCTGCAGATCGCGGCGACGCTGCGGAACTACTCGGAGGATCAGGAGCGGGCGAACCTGGTGCTGGAAAAGTTTGGCGGGGTATCGCAGACAGCGGCGAACCTCGCCGACGATCTCAGCGACAAGTTCACCATGCTCGGGGAAGGCAGCAAGCGGGCGCTGCTGGGCGCACTGGTGCCGGGGATGGCGGCGGTATCGGCGGGCATTGATGCGCTGATTAACAGCGGCGGCCGGCTGCAGTCGGGGTTCGGGCAGGTTGTCTCGGGTGTGGCTGAATGGGTCACCGGCTCGCTGATCGGGCTGAAGGGAACCTTCGAGGTTGTCGGCGTCAGCATCGCCGGGGTAATGGCCTCGATCGCGACGGGGAGTCTTGAGCCGCTGCGCGCGGCGCGCGAGGACATCAAGAAGATTTTTGCGGAGACGGCGGCGGCACAAGCGGCCATTCGTACTGCTGCCAAGTTCCCTGGCCTTGATGATGGCGATCAGATCAGTCGCGCTGCCTCCGCGAACGAGCGGCTCAACAAGACGATGGCGGACCAGGCGGCGATCGCCAAGATCCTCGCTCCTGCACAAAAGCAAGTCGCCGACGGCACGAAAGAGTGGGAGAAGGCGCTGCGCGAGTGGAACGAACAAGCCAAGTTGATGGAGCAGGCACTGAAGGCTTGGGAGAAAGCGGAGCAGGACGCGCGCGAGGAATTGTTCAAGGCGATCGAATCCGAGCAGAAGCAGATCGAGCAGATACGCCAGAGTACGGCTGGATACCAAAAGCAGGCCGACTCCATCAACTTCACGACGGAGCAACTGCTGAAGAAGGAGCAGGCGCGGCTGATCGAGCTTGCCAACAACCTGCGCGCCACCGAGGGGGCCGGGCGCCTGGCCGAAGCCTACGATGAACAGGCCGCCGCGATCGGCCGGCTGTTGGATGCCAACAACTCGGCGGCGTTCAAGAAGTCGCTCGAGGAGCAAGAGGCCGCATTCCAGCGGACGTATGACTCGATCAGCAATACCATCACCGACGCGCTGATGCGCGGGTTCGAGAGTGGCAAGGATTGGGCGAAGAACTTCATTCAGACGCTCAAAAACATGTTTGCCACGCTGGTGCTGCGGCCGATCATTCAAGGCATTGTGGCGCCGTTGGCGGGGGCGCTGGCCGGGGGTGTATCAGGGACGGCCAACGCAGCCGGAGGGGTTGGCAATCTATTCAGCTCCGGCGCTTCGCTGGCGTCATCCGCTGCCGGCGGGATCAGTTCAATATTCGGGGCCAGTGGATTTACGGCGGGCCTCGCCGGAGATGCGTTCCTGCCCGGCGCGTTGGCTGGAGGATTGGGCGGCGCAGAACTCGGAGCCATGCTTACGCCGATCGTGGGGGCGCTGCCGTGGGTCGGGATCGCCGCAATCGCAATCCCCGCCATTGCCAAGCTATTCGACAAAGGCCCAGCGAGCCGCACCGGCACCTTTTCCTCGGGGGCGGCGTCGCTCATATCCGACCCGAGCCGCGACTCCGTGTTCCAGGGCAGCTCGGCGTTCGGCGCCTTCGGTATCAGCAAAGACTTCTGGCTCGGACCGGAAGCTGGCGCGGCGTTCAAGCCGACGCTCGATGCCATCACGCAACTGGACAACACCATCGCCGGCATGGTCGGCGCTGACGCGACCGGGGCCATTACCGCGGCGTTGGCGGGGCACAGCATCACCGTCGGGCTGGGCAAAGAGGGAACCGACCTCAACGCCAGCGGCGGGCCGGGCGCGATCCTGAAAGACCGCTACGTCACCGTGTTGACCGCGATCGACAAGGAGCTGGGCGCCGTGGTCGCGAACTTCGCCGGCAGCGGCGAGGAACTGGCGAACCTCGTCATTGGCCTTGTGTCCCTGAATGAGAACCTGACTGCCGCAGCGGATGGGTTCGAAGGCATCAACACCGAACTGGACAAGGCCGCCGACCGCACGGCGATGGACGTGTTCCGAGAGCAGGGTGACGCGCTCGACAAACTGATGGAGAACTTCGATGGGTCGACGTCGGCCACGCTCGGGCTGGTGCAGGCATCCAATGCCTATTACGACACCGCCGTCGCGTTGATTGGGCAGATCCGCGACATCACCATGGCAATCGATACCATGTTTGCCGGGACGCGGGAGAACATCTATCTCGCCGGGCGCGACAACGACTTCGTCTATCAGTACCTACAAAAGCAGGCTGACGAGAAGATGGGCCTGCTCGGCACCCTGTCCGACCCGGCGGCGATCGCCAAGACCGCGCAGGAGATCAACGACGGGATTGTCAAGGCATTCGGCCTGCTCGACCCGGCATCGCAGAGCGCGTTGCGCGATCAGTTCCTGGCCGGCATTGACCAGGTGAACAAGGCCGCGAATGATCGGTTGGCCGAACTCGGAACGACCGTTGGCAGCGCGGCGAAGTCGGACCTGCAGCAAGTCAAGGATCTGCTCGGCGAGATCGCGACCAAGATGGGCGCGGCGGCGGACAAGCAGAGCGACGCGGCGGATACGCAGCTCGCCGCGGCACAGACGCCGATACAGGTGGCGGTGACGGTGACGAACTCGTCCGGACAAGAGGTGTTCTCCGGCGGCGGGGGCTGATCGTGTCCCGCACGCTGTCGACGCCGACGACCAACGCCCTCGCCGGGCAACTGACACGGCCAGGCTATCTGGCCTACATTGGCTGGGCGACACCGGTAAGGTTGTCGTCGCGCGGCGATCTGACGTGGAACGGCAATCTCTTCATCGGCTTCGGCGTGGTCACCGATGGGATCGAGTGGCGGGGCACCGCGGAGCAGGGTGGCACGCTTCGGCTGGACAACTCGAGCGGCTCGTATTCCGTCATGGCGCTCGGCGAAGGCGTGGCCGATGTGCCGATCAAGCTATGGGCCTACGATGCGGCGGCGACGGCGACGGGCGATCCGGTGGCGATCTTCGACGGCGTGGGCGACTCCTGCGACATCATGCCCGACGCCATCACCATTCGCGTGACCAGCAAGCGCAGCCGCTCCCTGTACGCGCCGCGTTCCTACATCACGCAGGACAACGGCTTTTCCATCGTGCCGCCTGAGGGCAAGACGATCCAATGGGGCGGGCAACGCTACACCTTTACGAGGCAACGCTAGATGGCGGCCTATCCCTCATTCTCCCAGCTCGCCGGATCGAAGGCGATCCCGCGTGATGACATAGACACCGACTACGCGGTCAATGGCGCGCTGCAGCAGCGGTCCTATTACACCGTCCTAAAGCGGGATTTTGCGATCAAGCACCTACTGAACAACACCGATGTCGCCACGCACCGCACGTTCTACAATACCAACCGCATCCTGCAGTGCACCTTTACCTTTGCGGGCGTGAGTTACAACGTGCGCTTCAAGGGGCCGCCGAAGGAAGTCTGGACCGAGTTCGGGTGGGACGTCGAGGTTGACCTCGCCGAGGTCTGACCATGCCGTTTGATCCCACTGACAAGGGCACGCCAGCGCCGTTCGTGCCGGGAGTGTCGCACGTTATCCCAGACTGGCGCGTCACGCCAGCGCCGGTCCCTGCGGCGACGTTGCGCAAGTCTGCGGACACCGCGGCGCGGCAGCAAACGGTCGCCGGCAACGGTTCCGCCATCCCGATCCTGTACGGGCAGGACCGCCTCGGCGGGCAGTACGCCGGCGCGTTCGTTTACCAAAGCAAACTTTATCTGCTCGTCGTCTGGTGCGTGGGTGAGGTCGACTCGCTGGTCAGCGTCGAGATGAATGACGACACCCTGCCGGGCAGCGTCCTGCACAACTTCCACGCGGGCACGGCGGGGCAGACGGTCGACACAACCCTAAGGGATGCGTTAGTTGCAGGGTTCGGGATCGTCTACACCGATGCGCTGCCCTACGTCTGCTACAGCGTGTTTCGGGTGCCGGCAAGCGCATCGCCCAACGGCTTCCCGACCTTCGCGGCGGTCATCAAGGGGCTGAAGGTGGCGCCGACCGATGGCGGCACACCGGCATGGAGTGCCAACCCGGTGCTGTGCGCGGCCGACTTCGTGACCAACACCCGCTATGGGATGGGCCTCACGGTCGATTGGGCGACGGTGGCGACGGCGTTGGCCCGTTGTGACGGCACCATCGGCTCGCCGGCCGAGAAGCGGCGCACGCTCAACCTCACGATGGCGAACGTGCAGCCGGTCGGCGCCTGGCTGGACACGCTGCGGGCGTACTGCGGCTGCATCCTGAACCTGGAAGCGGGCGTCGTGCAGTTCATCCTCGACGCGCCGCTGGCTAGTTCATTTTCCTTCACCTCGGCGAACATCGTCCGCAACTCGCTGCGCCTGTCCAAGCGGGGCACGTTGGACGTGCCGACCGTCGTATCGGTGCGCTACACAAACACGGGCGTTAAACCATATCGCGACGATGTGGTCACGGTGTATGCCACCGGCGTGCTCGGCGGGACCGTACCGTGGCGCGAGTCGCAGGTGCCGCTGCCGGGTGTCAACCGCTACTCCCAGGCGCGGCGGGAAGCGATCGAGCGCATCAACGCCTTCAACCTGTCCGACCTGACGTGCCAGTTCACCGCGTTCGACCCGGCGCTGAAGCTGCAGGTCGGGGACGTGTTCGACGTGACGCACCCGATCGGCCTGACGGCCAAGGAGTTCCGCTGCGTCGGCGTGCGCGATCTCGGCTTCGGCCGCTACTCGATCTCCGGCGCCGAGTACGACGTCGCGGTCTATTCCGACTCCGTGGTCACGCAGTCCACGACCGCGGACACCACGCTACCGACGCCTGGCGCACCTCCTGTCGTCACCAGCCTATCCGCGACCGAGGACGTGTACCTCACCGGGGATGGACTGATCTCGTCGCGCCTCGTCATCACCTGGGCTGCGCCCGATTATCCCTTCACCGCCTTTTACTTCGTGGAAATCTATGAGGGGTCCACGTCGGGGCCGCTGGCGTTCTCGGGCCATGCCTACAATCCAGCGTTTACGTCGGCGGCGCTACGCGAGGGGATCACCTACGCCATCGGCGTGACGGTTATCAGCACGACCAACGCCGCCGGGACGCGCACGACGACCTCACGGGCGCTGGTCGGCAAGACGGCGCCGCCGGACGATGTGACGGGTTTCTCCTGCGTCGAAGCGGGCGGCAAGGTCTACGCGCACTGGTCCGCCGT